AATCCTGTGGCAACAGATAAAGATGAAAATATAACAGATTTACTAGGTGGTACAAGTATCACTGCTGGAAGTCCTGTTATATGGACAAGAACACCAGTGACTGCTTACTCAAAAGGACAATTTGTTTATGTAATTATTAATGATATAAAATATTATTTTGTTTCTAAAACTAACAATAATACTTTTTCACCATTTGATTCTAATTATTGGATTGCAGACCTTTGTTCAAAAAGATTAAAAGGTTGTAGAAAAAGATATGGTACAAATGGAGAAATACCATTTGGAGGATTCCCAGCAACATCTAAGGAGATCTAATTATGGTTGAAATAGAATTACATGGAATATTAGGAGAAAAAATAAAAAAAACTAAATGGACTTTAGCTATAAATAGCGTAGGTGAAGCGATAAGGGCAATAGAAGCGAATACTAGTATTTTATATAAAAATTTATATGAACTAGATAAAGAAAATGTAAAATATAGAGTATTAATCAATAAAAGAGATTTTAAAATATTTAAAGACGAAAAAGATATAAAAAATGATTTTGAAAAAGTTATATATTCAAATTTATCTACTTGTTATAAAGATGACGATTTAAAAAGTATTGATATTGTTCCCGTGTTAGAAGGGTCTGGTACTAATGGGTTAGCAATTGGTGCGATTATCTTAGGTGTAGCTTTGGCTTTTACTGGAGTTGGATTAGCTCTTTCTGCTGTTGCAATTTCAGCTACTCTTCTTACGAGTTTAGTTGTAGCTGGTATTGGGCTAGCGGCAGTAGGATTTTTAGCGCTCTTATCTTCTCCCCCACCATTTGTTGCTCCAGAATTTTCTGCACCTAATACAGCTATAAGTAAATCTGGAGGAAATAAATCTTATCTTTTTGATGGGCCAACTAATGTTAATGGGGAAGGTGGACCAATTCCTATTGGTTATGGAAGAATAGTTGTAGGATCAAAAAGTATTAGCGCTTCATATAATACTAATTATGTTAATAATACAGAGCCAAGGACAGAATAATGCCCACAGAAATAAAAAAAATATATCCTAAAATAATTCGTGGAGCAGGAGGAAGCGTGGCAAAATCTTGTACGCCTGGATCACCACCAGATCCTCATACTCCAGTCGAAGCTCCAGAAGGAATATATATAACTGGAGTTAAAAAATTATCAAGAACTGAAACTGAAATAACTGATTTAATTTGCGAAGGACCAATAGAAGGATTAGTATCTGGTACATATTCATTTATAGGAACAGTAGGAAATATTGGATGGAGTAATGTTAATTTTGTATCTTATCCAGGAAATTATCCATATTTAAGATCTGTTTATTGGAAAAATATTCCATTATTAAATACCGCTGGACAATACAATTTTTCACAAATAAATTTTAGAGCAGATTATGGAAATCAAAGTACAGCAATTCCATTATCAAGTAATATAAGTTCTTCTAGTATTCCCCAAGCATCTAGAACAAGAACGATTGGAGATATTTTAAGATACAATAATCCTGGCACAAGAGACTTTATTAAAGTTTATGATTTTAGAACTACGAATATAAATAGTTTAATAATTTCAATGAAAATTGAAAGTTTATTTGATCAACAAAATAATCCTAATGTAGATGTTGTTAATTATAATTTAGGTTGTGGTTCTAATGTAAAAATGTCATCAACTTCTGGAGATACAAGAGATAGAAGTATTACTTATACTATATATATTTATAAAATTACAAAAAATGGAATTACATCTATAACGCCATTAACTAAAAATGTTACAACTACAGGTAAAATTACCGAGGGAATAATAGAAAAACATGAATTCTCTTTGACAAATTATTTTGATCCAAATGATACATCTCATTTAGGGTGGAGAATAGAGATAGAAAGAACAAGTAAAGAAAGTACTGTTTTAAATCTTAGGGATTCAATTACAGTAAATGCATTAACAGAAGTTTTTCAAGAAGAATATATATATCCAAAATGCGCAATTTTTAAAAGCTTATTTACTTCTGAATATTTTTCAAGCGCTCCAGATAGAGGATATGATGTTAAATTATTAAAAGTAAAAATTCCAAGCAATTATGATCCAATTAAGAAAACATATTCTGGAGATTGGGATGGAAGATTTTCGGATCAATATCATCCTTCTGGTAGTGGACTTTATTGGACAGATAATCCAGCTTGGTGTTATTATGATCTTCTAACAAATAAAAGATATGGTTTAGGAAAATATATAAAAAATACACAAGTTGATAAATGGAGTTTATATCAAATTGGTCAATATTGCGATACAATTGTTGATGATGGCTATGGAGATAAAGAACCAAGATTTACTTGTAATGCTATAATTAATGATTTTTCTGATGCTTATAGCATGTTAAATGATTTCGCTAGCATATTTCGAGGAATGTCATATTATGCAAATGGATCAATTTTTGCAATTGCAGACACGCCAAAAAATCCAATTATTTTATTTAATAATTCTAATGTAGAAAATGGTGATTTCAGTTATTCAAGTAGTAGTAAAAAAACTAGAAATACAATAGCGGTAGTTAGATATAATGATAGTAATAATTTTTTTAAACCAACCGTAGAATATGTTGAAGATCCAAATGGTATTAGAAAATATGGAATTAGAAAAGTTGAATTAGGAGCATTTGGATGTACAAGTAGAGGTCAAGCTTATAGACTTGGAAAATGGGCATTAGTTAGTGAACAGTTAGAAACAGAAATTGTAGATTTTGTCGCAGGTTATGATTCTTTATATTTAAAACCAGGAGATGTTATAAAAATACAAGATTCTAATAGAATTTTAAATCGTTTGGGTGGTAGAATTTTAAATATTAGCACTGGAGCAGGTGGTATACATAATTTTATTATAGACGAAGAATTTTCAAATATCAGTGGATATTTTAGTGGTAATTTTCCAAATCAAACTTATAAATTAGAAATTTTTACTCCAAGATATAGAGTTACTGGAAGCACTTATAATGATTTTATTTCTGGATATGATAAAAGCGATATACAATCTGGATTTTTTAATTTAACTTCTTCTTATTTACAACCAGCAATAGGTTACAATGGAGATAAAATATTAACTAAAATAAATTGCAATAAAGTATTTGATACAACGAATTATAATTTATCAACTGGAGCAATTTGGACATGTCAAACAACTGGTAGTGGTTATGGTTTAAATCCAGAAACAGAACAATATAGAGTTATATCAGTAAATGAATTAGATCCAAATAGATTTGGTGTGAGCGCTATGGAATATAATCCAACTAAATATTTATTTGTAGAATCTGGATTCACATTTACTGATTCTCCAACTCTAACTCCAACAGTATATAAAGACGCAAGCTATCCAAGTGGTTTAAGTTTAACTTTAACTGGAGATATATACATACAATATAAAATAAGCGGAGCAGTAGATACAATTAATCATCAAACTTCTAATTGGAAGGTATATATGAAAAGTGGAACTGATTTCAATAGTCAAGATTATGTAACTAGATATGTTGATAGTAATGGTGCTACTGTATCTGTACCATCTGGAAGTTATCTTATAGATACATTATCTGTAAATAATCCATTTTCTAGTGGAACAATTGTTCCTTCGATAAATAATACAAATTATTATTTTAGAGCTTACGGAACAAATGAAAGAGAATATTATTCTAATAATTATGCTAGCGCAAATATTTCTTATAATTCAATTTATTCAACTGAATATACAAATTTATTGCAATTAGATAGTTTATCATATTCTTCATCTCAAGATTCTCAAACAACTGCAGATTTAAATAATTTTAATTTAATTCATGATAATCAAATAAATTATAAATGGAATATTACAAATTTAGCTACGGCAATTAAAATTCTTATTGCTTCAGATCTTACTTTTAGAGTTAGACTTGGCACTGGAGATTGGGCAAATAAAAATTTTATTAATACACAATACTATGAACCGCTTGATACAGCAGAAAACTATACAATAAGCACAGGTTATAGTCCAAATAATTTAAGCTCAATATTAACAGAGAAAGTCATAGATAGATTTTGGTTTGCGGTTGATGCAAAAATAAAAAATGGAAATGGAAAATATACATCTCAGTCAACTTTGGCATCACCAGATTTATATGATAGAACTGCTGGGTATGTTTTTGGTAATTTTAAAAATCAAAAATTATCTTTAAATGAAAATTATATTAGTAATGGATATATAAATTTAGATGGAAATACTACAATTATATTAAGTGGTGCTCCATCTAATATAAGTAGTCTTTATCTATTTTTCACAAATTCTAATTCTTCAACTGGATATTTAACAGAAAGTAATTTAAATAAAATTATGAATCTTCAATATTCAAGTCCATATACTAATTTTATAAGTCAATTAGCTTTAAGTGGTATTCAATTAAGAGAAGCGTTTCAAAATGGTAATATTTTTACAACTGTAGAAGGTTTTACGAATACAGTTGGTGGAGGAATAATAAAAAGTGGATATTTTGCAATTCGTGCTGGAACTAATTTTGATAAAAATTTAATTGATTATTATAATAATGATTTTGCAAATGGAACTACTTATGGTACGTCTTCTTCTGTTGAAGCCATTAATTATGGAAGTCTTCCAAGTGGAATAACTCAAAATTATAGATTTACTACTACAGATAATTCAAAAAATAGAAATGCTGCAAATAATTTAATGTTTTTAAATCAAATAAATGCTAACCCTATTTATGGTACAAGCAATGGAATAGATTTAACAACAAATGCAGACGCTTTTATTTTAAATAAAGTAAATAATGGTAATTTGACTTTAGGTAATGGTTATAATATAAATGTTCTATCTGGAAATATTAATATTGTAAGTGGTACTTTAGGAATAACTGGAACTACTAATTTTCTATACAATACAGTTACAAATTCTGGAGTAGATAAAATTTATGCTCCATCTGGATATTTTGCAATTAATTTAAATGGAACAGGCGTTAGAGTTCCATTTTTTAAGTCTTAATTTATTTTTTAATTTTTTTAATTCTATCAATTAATTCAAATATTTTAGACTTTTGTATATCTTGAACAGAATTAAGACCTTCTGCTCCTTCGAATTTTTCTTTAATTAATTTTTCTTTAAGGTAATCGAAAGAAATTCCTTTATCTTTCATGACTTTTTCTAATAGAACTTGGGGAGAAGTTGGATTCTCATTTGCCCCTACTGCTTCTTCTAGAAGTTTTGCATCACCTAATTCTTCTTGTGATACGATATTAATTTTTAAGAAATTACGAACACATCTTACGAATGCTCTATTTTCTGCAATTGCTGCCAAGAAGTACCTAGCGAAACTTTTGGTATTATTTAAAGTGGCATCAGCAAGAGCTTCAAATTCAATAACTCTTCCATTAGTCTCATAATTAGGAATCCATGTAATTTTACAAGATGTTGCGAAATAATTTTCACTAGCTGCAACTACTTTATATTCAACGCTAGTATAGCCTCTAATTTGAGCAAGTTCTTTAATGCCACCCAAAAGAATAAGAAGAT